TAATTGCACTGTCTGTGTTTGCGCTTCCTGTAGTTCTTGGTGGTGCTGTATGGTCAGGCGCTATCGGCTATGGAACCGCCGTTGGGATTATCAACGCAGGTATCGGAATTGGCGCCAGTCTGGTTCTCGGTGGTGTAGCCCAACTCCTTACCCCAACCCCAAAAATCAATACACCTGGAACAGCGCAAGACAATAACGACCCACGCAAAAGCTACAGCTTCAGCGGCATCCAACAGACAAGCAGACAAGGCGTACCAGTGCCGATTGTTTATGGTGAAACTGTTGTCGGTTCTGTCGTAATTAGTGCTGGTATTGACACAGTGAGGGTAAAAGCGTGATGGATCGCATTTACGGCGCTGGCGGTGGTGGCAAAGGAGGCGGATCGGGACAAAGTGCTCGCACGCCAACCGTTGCCAATGACAGCCTTGATTCCAAGCAATATGCAACCGTTGTTGATCTTATTAGTGAAGGGGAAATTCAAGGCTTAAAAGATGGCCTTAAGAGCATTTTCCTAAACAACACTCCGCTGCAAAACCCAAACGGTTCGTACAATTTTCAAGATGTTATAGTTGAAACCAGAACCGGAACACAAGCGCAGGCTTATATTCCAATAACTGAAGATATTGAAGACGAAAAACCGGTTAATGTTGAAGTAGAAAAAGATGCGCCCGTAACACGACAAATTGTTGATCCCAACATCAATGCAGTGCGCGTGACCATTACTGTCCCGCAGTTGCAGAGAGGTATGAAAAACGGCGATATTGAGGGGCGATCTGTTACGTTGTCAATTCAGGTTCAATACGATGGTGGCGGCTTTACTACTGTCATAACTGACACAATTACTGGAAGAACCGCAGATCCATATCAGCGCGATTATTTAATTAACCTAACACCGGGGTTTGCAACTGCCGACATTCGCGTTATTCGCATAACTGTGTCCGACGCAGAGTATGTTGATAGCCGCCCAGACACTATTGATACGATTAGCCGCTTTAATTGGACAAATTATACGGAAATTATTTACGCAAAACTGCGGTACCCCAATAGTGCGCTAATCGGGCTTCGCGTTGACGCTGAACAGTTCAGTGCAATCCCCAGCCGTAGTTATTTGATCCGTGGCATCAAAGTACAAATCCCAAGCAATGCCACGGTCGACAACACCAACGGCAGACTAATTTACAGCGGCATTTGGGACGGTACATTTGGCGCTGCTCAATGGTGTAGTGATCCTGCTTGGATCCTGTGGGATCTGCTAACTAGCACCCGTTACGGCTTTGGCGATCACATCCAAGCTGCGCAACTGGATAAGTTTGCTTTCTACAGCGCCAGTCAGTATTGCTCCGAGCTTGTGTCTGATGGTTTTGCTGGCGAAGAACCTCGTTTTTCATGCAATGTCAACATCCAGACAGCGGAAGATGCGTACAAGCTAATCAACGATATGTGCTCAGTGATGCGGGTGATGCCGTATTGGAGCACTGGTGCGCTAACGATCAGTCAAGACAAACCAGCGGACACGTCGTATCTTTTCACGCTGGCAAACGTTACAGAAGAAGGTTTCAGGTATCAAGGTGCTAGCCGCAAAACACGTCCAAATGTCTGCGTCGTCAGTTATCTGGACCTTGAGACCAGAGATATTGCCTATGAGGTGGTTGAAGATGCTGAGAGCATTGATAAGTATGGCCTTGTCAAGACTGAAATTAGCGCTTTTGCTTGCACCAGTCGCGGACAAGCGTATCGAATAGGAGAATGGCTGCTGTATTCAGAGCGCTATGAAAGCGAAATCATCAGCTTTGCCGCTTCGATTGATTCTGGCGTAGTTGTGCGCCCTGGTCAGATCATTGAAGTTGCTGATCCAGTGCGTGCTGGCGCCAGACGTGGTGGTCGTATAGCTAGCGCAACAACGACTGCAATCACAGTGGATGATGCCACTGGGTTGACTGCTGCTGGCGCTGATCTGTCTGTGATCATGCCTGATGGCACGATTGAGACACGGGCGATCGCAGACATTACTGGCGATGTGATCACGGTGTCTACGGCTTTCAGTGTCGCGCCTAACTCGAACAGCGCTTGGGTATACCAAACAGACAACATACAGACATCGACCTGGCGTGTTTTGACGGTTACGGAGCAAGACGCTTCCCAATATGCAATTAGCGCCATCGCTTACAACGCAAGCAAATACGACTACATCGAACGGGGCACCGCATTAGAACAGCGCGATATCACTGATCTCAACATCATCCCAGATGCCCCTGTAAACCTAGTTGGCGAAGAGTTGCTATATGACGCTGGTGGAGTTGCAAAAGCGAAGCTGCTTATTAGCTGGCAACCTGTTCTGGGTATATCGCAGTACCGCGTTGAATGGCGTTATGACGAAAACAACTGGAGCGTCCAGACGGTTACAAGCCCCGATTATGAAATTATTGACACGACAGAAGGGCAATATGAGGTCAGAGTTTATAGCGTTGCCGCAAATTTACGTTCATCAACGCAACCTGCACAGCTAATAAAACAAGCCTTTGGTAAGACTGCGCCACCAACAACAGCAACAGGCATCAGCATCATCCCCAACAGCGAAACAACAGCAATCCTGAGCTGGGATCGTTCAGCCGAACTGGACGTGCTACTGGGAGGCAAGGTAATTATTCGGCACAGCACATTGCTCAGTGGCGCTGTCTGGCAAGACAGTCAAGATATTGTGAATGCTGCCGCTGGCAGCCAAACACAAAAGCAAGTGCCGCTTTTGAAAGGCACCTATCTGATTAAGTTTGAAGATGATGGCGGCAGGCGGTCGGCAGTAGCAGCAACAGCAGCAGTGGATCTACCGGCACCACAGCCGCGTCTGCTGGTGCAGAGCTACCGCGAAGATCAGGAAAGTCCGCCATTTAGCGGCAACGTCACCAACATGATCTACAGCTCAGAACAGGATGGCTTGATCCTGAATTTGGGCGTATTTATTGACAGCCTTGCTACTGACGGTGACTGGGATGCGCTTGGCAGCATTGATGCTTTAAGCAGCAACCTCGGCAGTGGTGAGTACGAATTTGGCAGCACGTTCGATCTTGGCGGCGTGTTTGATCTCAATATGCGGCGATATTTTGTGACTCGTCCATTCCTGCCAGGCGATCTTTGGGACGATCAAAACGACCTGATTGACACATGGCCAGACATTGATGGTGATGAGCTTGATCAAGTCAATGCTGTACTTTATGTACGCAGCACTCCTGATGACCCCGGCGGCTCGCCAACTTGGAGCGACTGGCATGAGTTCGTCAATGCCATTGACCGTGGCAGAGCGTTTCAGTTCAAGACAATCGCTACTAGCACGTCTGAAAGTCAAAACATCATCATTTATGAGCTGGGCGCTGAGCTTGAGCTACAGCAACGCACGGAATCGACAGGTTCGCTGACCAGCGGTGCCGGATCATATGCCGTAACGTTTGACGAAGCGTTTTACCAAGCGCCTGCTGTTGGCATCACGGCTTACAATATGGCAACAGGCGACTACTATACGGTCGCTAGCCAGACCCGCACTGGCTTCACCATCACGTTCTACGACAGTACTGCCAGCGTGATCAGCCGAGATTTCACTTACATCGCCACTGGTTACGGCAGGGAGATCGTCTAATGGCACAGCACGACTACGTTATTGCCAATCAGTCAGGCGCTGCCTTCCGCGCTGACCTGAACAACGCACTGGCGGCAATCGTCAGTCAAAACAGCGGTGGATCAGAGCCAAGCACCACTTATGCGTATCAGTTTTGGGCTGATACCAATGCCGGAGTACTGAAGCAGCGGAACGCGGCAAACAATGCGTGGATCACGCTGTTTCAGCTTGATGGTGAGTGGAGCACCATTGCGCTAGAAGATGGTACGGCTGCTGCCCCGTCACTGTATTTTAAGGACAGCGGCACCGATACGGGCGTTTATAGCCCCGGTACAGATCAGGTCGGCATAGCTACTGGCGGTGTACAGCGCGTTAATTTCAACGGCTCCACTGAGGTGGTGTTCAACGATGGCGGCGCTGATATTGACTTCAGGATTGAGGGCGACACCGATCCAAATCTGTTCAAAATTGATGCGGGCACCAATCAGGTACAAGTAGCCAACCTAAACGGTGGACAACTTTCGGGTTTCCGCAACCTGTTAATCAATGGAAACCCTATCATCAATCAGCGTGTCTACGTTTCTGGTACTGCGACAAGCGGCGCCAACCAGTACACGTTGGACCGTTGGCGAATAGTGACATCGGGGCAGTCGATTACTTGGACTGACAGCCAAAACGTGCGCACAGTCACCGCACCGGCGGGTGGCATTGAGCAGGTGATTGAAGGAGTAAATATCCTCAGCGGCACCTACACGTTGAACTGGACTGGTACGGCTACAGCAACAGTTGACGGCAGCTCAGTCAGTAAAGGTGGCACTGTCACGCTTATCGGCGGCACCAACGCAACAGTGCGCTTCAGTGGTGGGACGTTCGCATTAGCGCAGCTCGAAGTTGGTACTGTCGCCACCCCGTTTGAGCGCAGGAGCTACGGGCAAGAGCTGGCGTTGTGTCAGAGGTATTACGAAGTAGGGACAATTGCCGCTTATGCCACTGCAACCAATACACACCATCTTGGTGCCCCTTGTTTTTACAAAGTTACCAAACGGGCATTGCCCACTATCACGCTAACGAGCTTCAGCGGTACGCAGTTTCCTAACACTGTCGGCTCAGTTCAATCTCCTTCCACTATGGGCTTTGTTGAAGTTAGGACTGCCAACAATTCAGGAGCAAATGGCGCCTTCGTTTCTACTTTTGTTGCCTCCATCGAGCTGTAACCCATGACCTATCAACTAACCCAAGGCGATTCAATTCTCCGCATCTCTGATAACGCCTACATCCCATTTGACCCAGCCAACAATGACTACGCCGCCTATTTGAAGTGGGTAAAGGAAGGCAACACACCAGAGCCTGCCCCTGAGCTACCTGCTCCAGTGCTTACCACTGAGCAAAAGCTGGAAGCGGCTGGGTTGACCGTGGCGGAACTCAAGGAACTGTTCGGTCTCGCCTAATGGCAGTACGCAGCAAAACTGGCACTGCTCGCCTAGAGCATCAAGCTGGTCCGCCAAAAACAACGCGGCAGGGTTTTGGACAACATTCACGCCCACGTCGTCGCGGCAAGAAAAAACTACGCGGGCAAGGGCGCTAATCTAGAGGAGTAGCCATTGCTGCCATGATTGAAGTCATAGCCGCAGTGGCCGGCGCCTCTATTACTGTGGCCGCAATGGGCGCAGCGGGTTTTAGCCGCAAGTCTGATGAGGCTAGGGACGCCGTAATTAGGCTCACAAGCGCTGTTGAGCATATTGCGACACAGCTAGAGGTGTTGCATTCAGACATTAAGGAAGACCGCAAGGAATTTTTTTCCCGCCTTAATACCGTTGAGCAAAGGGTCTCTAAGCTGGAAGTGCGTCCACCTTCTCGCTAACAATGGACTTTATTCATCATCCGGCATTCTGGGTAGTTATAGCTGCAGCCTCTGAGCTGATCGCCCTTTCCCCCCTGAAGGACAACAGCATCATTCAACTTGTTTTCCACGCTTTACGTTCTATTAAGGGAAAAAAGCTCTAGGCAAAACTTGGGAACAGGCCGCTAGGGAGTGGTGGTTTGAAACCCTGCTCCCCGGTCGGCTTGATGACGCCGAGCGCGAGTGGCACGCAACGCAACCACCTGCGATCGAGCCGCCTGTCATCATCGAGCACCCGGTTGATCCTGAGCTACAAACCGGTGACAGCCGCCTCCTCGGTGGCGCAATGAGTATTCACGCCCCATGGACCGATGACGCAAAACAAAATCCGCTTTCTTGATTTATTCAAATATTACAAAGCATTGCCGCATCAAATGGCGGCCCTGAGTGAGCTTGAGGATGCGATCAATAAAGCGAATCCGCACATCCTCGGTCGCGATCAAGGCTGGTTCAAAACTTGGAGCCAAGGCGGCAAGCAAGGTGACTATTCCGCGAGCTTGAAGCTTATTAAGGAGTTTGAAGGTTGTCATCTCACTGCCTATCCAG